TCGAGATCGCCGGAGTGTGGCACGTCCCGCCGGGAGTCGTCACCCGGTGACACTGGATCTGCACGCCACCGCGATAGACCTCCCGCCGCTGTCTGATGCCACGCGCAGACAGCTCCACCGGGCTTGGTTGCGCCGTCAGATCGCCTCCATCGGGGCGCGGGCGTGCGTCGAGCCGGACACCGCCGCCGGGCAGATCTCGCACAAAATGGCGGCGTTCCTGATCGACGCCCTGCCGTCAGCGCCCCCTCCCCGATCCAGCCCTGACGGGGTAGCCTGATGCGTGTCTGTATTCGGATGGTGGGACATTCCAGACCGGGACGATCCGGTGCTGCTCATCTGCGCCCCTGTGCTGATGGCGGGCGCGGCGTCTGCCATCCTGCCGGAGTGGTGGATACCGATTGTGTGGGCGGTGTCCACCGGTCACTATGGAGCGCGGACTACAGCGCGCACGATCCGCGCTGTCCATCGATCCTGGAGACTGCGACGTGAGCCGCCGCCGCTACAGCCGGGCGGAGGTGATCGCCGTGATGCTGATCGGGATCGCCGCCGGGACGCAGCTCCACCACTGCAACGCAATGACGCCGCACGCCCGCGCCGGAGATCCCCCTGATGTCATGCCGTGAAAAGAGCGCCTATCCAGGACGAGGGAGCGCCCGCCGCTATGCCCGCAAACTCACCGCCCGCTATGGCGGTGAGCTGTATCCGTACCGCTGCGGGGAGTGCTCACGGTGGCATCTCACCAGCGCGCCGCCCCTACTGCGGACGGTGGATGTCCGCGCCGTCGATGCGCTCCCCCGGCCCGGCAGCACCCGCCGGGGGAGGCGTGCCGCGCCGGGTCAATCGGTGCATGATCTTGCAGAGCTGATGCGCGCAGAGCGGGGGGAGTGATGGCAGGGCGAGCGAAGTACTCCCAGCAATCCAAAGACGCCGCACTCGGGGCGCTGATGTCGTCGGCATCACAGGGACAAGACGGGGCATGGTTGCCGCAATACCGCAGCGTCAGTGCCGCCCTGCGTATCTCTGAAAAGACGCTTCGGAGGTGGTGGAGGGCGCGGGAGGTGGTGGATGATGCCGCACTACGCCGCAGCTCCACACGCGCGCGATCCGAAGTGAGGGCAGAGGGGGCGCGGACGTGGATAGAGGACCGGGTGGAGGATCTGCGTCAGGGTGTGGAGTGGGTACTGAGTCCCGACCGCCGCGCAGAGGTGGACAGGCCGGATCAAATGGCCCGCGCCCTCAAAGACATCGCCGCCGTCGTCAAGGAAGTACAGTCGCTCACGGGCACGGACGACGTGGCAGACCCCGCCGCGCGTATGCGTGAACTGAGGGCGGCGGCTGCACAGGTCGGGCTGACGCGGGACGGTGAAGCGTGACGCGGGACATCGACGCCGCCGCGTGGGCGTGGCTCATCGAGCCGGATACCGCCGGATTCCTGGACATCCTCGACGCCCTCCCCGCCGCGCGCCGGGATGACGCGCTGTACGTGCGCTGTCGGTACGATTTAGGGCTGTTCTGCGCGGTGTTCTTCGGCGCCCGGCTACCCCTGCCGTTCTCACGGTTTCATCAGTCCACCCTCCGCCGCGTCAAAACCACCTGGAGGGACAGGCCGCGCCCCCAGCGCATTGCAGACGCCGCGCCGCGTGGCAATGCAAAGAGCACCCTTGAATCGTTCTGCTCACTTGCGCACGACGCCGTGTATGCCCTGGAGGCATACGTGGGGATCATCTCCACGACGTTCTCTCTGTCTGAGGATCTGGTGGCGGATCTGCACGAGGTGTTCACCGATCCAGACACCTACGCAGACCTGCACCGCGTCTATGGACCGATCCACGCGACGGGATCGAAGACCGATTTTCGCGTCAGTGTTGGCATCGGGGAGGGGCGCACCCGATTTAAGGCGTTTTCATTCGGTGGATCGATTCGAGGCACCAAAGATGCCGGAGTGCGCCCGACAAAGATCGTCATTGACGACGGGGAGCACCCCGACCGGGTGAGGAGCCCGACGCAGCGGGAAAAGCTGTGGAGCTACCTAACAAAAGACATCCTGAAAGCGGGTGACACCGGGACGATCTTCAGGGTGATCGGCACGGTGCTACATCCAGACTCGATGCTGTCCCGCATCCTGGGACCGACGGGGGAGGGTGCGCCGGGCTGGCAGGCTCGACGGTGGCAGGCTGTCGAGGCATGGCCCGACCGGATGGATCTGTGGGACCGCTGTAAACGGCTGTGGGCGGATCTGTCCGATCCAGACCGTGAGGACACCGCGCGGGACTACTACAGACGCCACCGGGCAGAGATGGATCGCGGCGCGCGGGTGCTGTGGCCCGAGAAGGAGCCCCTGTATGACCTGATGATCATGCTGTGGACAGACGGGGAGGCGTCATTTTACAGCGAGAAACAGAACATTGCGACGGACCCCGCCCGGCAGGTGTTCTGGCCTGAGAGGTGGGCACGGTGCTCATTTGACGGGGAGGTGATCACGTCGAGCAAGGGGCGGCGGGTGCATCTGAAGAGCTGCCGGGTAGCGGTGTGGCTTGATCCCCGCGCGTCTGAGGAGACAGAGCGCAATGACTACGCCGCTGTCACACTCGCGGCGGAGGATCGGCTTGGATACAAGTACCTCCTCAAAACCGATCTCCGGCGCGTCGGCACACTGGGACAGCTGGATCTGATGTGGGCGGCGTTCGGCATCATCGGCCCTGCCGGGCTGTATGGATACGAAGACAACGGATTCGCCCGGCTGATCGGGACGATCCTCGATGATCAGCGCAAGGCCCGCCGCGCCGCCGGGCGGGTGTGGAGCCTCCCCTTGATCGGGCACGCATCGACAGAGAACAAAAACACCCGAATGTCCAGACTTGCCCCCTTGTTTGATCTGGGATGGATCGAGGTGGCGGAGGACATGGACCCGATCGCAGTAGAGCAGGCCCGCGAGATCCCGACCGGGACGCACGACGACGGGCCGGACTCCTGGGAACGCGCGATCTGGCTCCTGGAGGGCGGCGGATCTGCCACGTTTGACGGGGCGGCATCGTTTGGTGGATAGCCGATTCGTCGGGGATCTACTGCACAGGGGAGCCGATCCAGGCGATACAATGACCCGCAGACGGGACAAAGCGGAATACCAGACAATCAATAGCCAAATTCACGGGGATATACAGCAATGATGACAAAGATCACAATCTATCTGATCTCTGGATCGGAGATCGTACGGATCGCGCCCGATCAGGAGGTTTCGCTACTGATGTCGCGGTTTAGAGAATCAAAGTCGATCGACGGGCCTGACCTTTACGACGACGGGATCACCCTTGTAGACCTTCACGACGTTGTCGCTGTCATGACCGAAGCGCCCTGATGCCGTCCTACAGACCACCTGCTGACGTTGCCCGCGCTGCACGTCGAGGACTCCAGATCAGGGCGGCGCAGACCCCCAGCAACCGCGCCGGGACGGCTGTGGGGCTGGCACGTGCCCGGCAGCTCTCGAATCGCCAGCCCGTCAGCCTCGACACGGTGCGCCGGATGTTGTCCTTTTTTGCCCGTCACGGTGCATCCCCTGGATCGGCAGCGGCACGCCGGGACAGACCGACATCCAAGGCCGCGCAGGCATGGCTTCTATGGGGAGGCAACGCCGGGCGGCGTTGGGCTGCGCGTATCCAGGCAGATCAGGACGAATAGCCCACATCCCGCCCGCCACGGCGCAGGGGTTAGGATTGCGTCACACCACACCCGCAGAGGATCAGACATGTCGCACGGTGTCCACTACCTTGACCGCGATCACCGCAGCCTCCTGACCACTGATGACCCTTTTGGGTGGCCGGGCACGCCGGAGGCATGGCAAGAGCGGTATCAGTACCTCCTCGATGCCTACCACGGGGAGAACTACAGCGCGCAGATGATCAAGGATCTACAGCTATTCCGCGCCCTCGATGACAACGGCAAGATCATCGCGCAGACCCGGCGGCTGTACCGTGACCGGATCTTTCTGGTAGAGGTGGCGGCGTCTGCACTCGCGATCGGGGAAGTGGTGCTCACCCCCGTCGAGGGCGCACCCGACGCAGACGTGGAGGAGGCGCGCGCGATCTGGCAGCGGAGCGAGATGGCAACGCAAGGCACGCTGTGGAGCAAAGACGCCGCACTGTACGGTGATCTGTACGTCGAGCCCGTCAGGATGTCCTCGACGCGCCCGTATGCAGTGGAGCTGGTGAGCCACGACGCCCGCACGGTGATCCTGGAGTACGATCCGATCTTGGGACGGCGGATCTCCCGCGCGGTGATCACACACGCAATTCTCGGAGAGGTGTCCGTGGACATGCACGGACATCCCACAGAGTCCGGCGCGGTGGACACCTATCAGCGCACCCTCGACGCCCGCGCGATCTCCATCAGTCGCACCCGGTACAGCGCACAGATCGACGCGCAGACGGCAGCGGAGGACGCAGAGGGGGAGGCGGGAGCCGGGGAGCATGGACTGTCGATCACGCCGATCGCGCACGGGCGGTTCACACCCTCCCCGATGGAGCCGGAGCACAGCCTACCGGTGACGCACGGCCTGGATCGTCCCGAGGGCGAGATCAACAGCCTTGCAAGTCAGATCAGCGCCGTGGGCGATCGGTACGGCAATCCCAAACTGATGATCAAGGGCGTCAAGGTCGGCGGGGGCGCGGATCTGCTGAACATCGGCAAGATCTTGAATTTGTACGGTGGCAGCAAAGACGCGATGTCCAACGCCGACGCCCGGTATCTGGAGCCCACACTGTCCGGCGTGTCCGAGATCCGCGCGCAGATGGAACGGCTGATCGATGATGTCCGATCCACGTTCCCAGAATTCCTATTCAGCTCCTCCACCGCAAACCTCTCCGCCGACGCCCTGCGCCTGCTTGCCACCCGATACGAGGTGAAGTACGCCGCCGTCAGGGCGCGGATCTACGGCAGCATCGAGAAGGCGATCGCCATGGGGGTTGCCATGGCACAGAACCGCCCCTACGATCCGACACGCCACCCGGTGCGCTTGTCCGGCCCGCCGCTCCTCCCCGCAGATGTCGCGGCACTCCTCGACGTGATCACCAAAGCGCGCGCCGCCGGTCTGATCACGATGGAGGACGCAGTGGAACGCGTGCAACGGCTTGATCTGGCAGACCGTGACGCCACCCCGGCAGAGTACATGCAGCGACTCGAGGCACCCGCCGCGCCCCCAGCTCGACGCGCCCCGCTCATCGAGGACGGGGAGGAGTGATCAGGACAGGGCAGAGATCCGGGACCGCAGCGCACTGAGGACTGTCTTACGTCCGGCCTGCGCCGCCTCGACGGCGTGAAGCTCCTCCAGGGTGTCCACATCGTCGCAGGCGACAACGCGCGCCCTGACATCCCTCACGGGACCGTCGAGGACGGCAGACCACGCCGGGGAGGGTGCGCTGTCCTCCTCGACGCTCGACGCCGGAGGCGCGCCGGGGCTGCGGGGTGGTTTTGGATTATTTGCACTCGATGACAGGATCGCCAGCCGCTCCAGGGCGTGCGCCTCCTCCCCGTGCGTCTCGACGGTTCGCCAGCCGGGAACGGACTTATCGACAATGATCCACGATAGATTGACCTTGATCAGCTCTGCGCGCATTGTGCAGCCCCTTTGATTATCTGTAGAATATTGATCAGAATAGCGATAATCCCGATCCATATCCATACCCACGCCGACGCCGGGCACTATCGGGCGCAAAGGGGCTGTCAGTGAGCGTCAAGCCGTGCGTCTATCCGATCCCATCCCCGCCACACTCCCCGCCGCCGGGCGGGATGTGTCTGGAGGAGGACGGGGAGATCGAGGACTGGGACACAGAGAGCGATCCCGACGACACGCCGCCACCGGCAGACCCCCCGGCAGACAAAGCCGCCGCCGGGCTCCAGGCTGGACTCCAGGCAGAGCGCAAGAAGCGGCAAGAATTGGAGAAGCGCCTGGAGGAGTGGCAGGCAGAGAAGGACGCAGCGGAGGAAGCACGCCGCGCGGAGTCGGGTCAGTTCAAAGAACTGTACGAGGCACTGAAAGCGGAGCGCGCCACCGAGCTGGCAGAGCTGAAAGCACTCAAAGGCGAGAAAAAAGCCCGCGTCGAGGCAATGACCGCGCAGAACACCGAACGGCTCGAGGCACTGCCGGAGGAGTGGCGGGAGCTGATCCCCGATGGACTCACCCCGTCCGCAATGTCCCGGCAGCTGGACAAGATCGAAAAGCGTTTAGTGGCATCGGAGGATCGCCCGGCGGGCGGTGTCCGCAGCGCGCCACCAAAGCGCAGAGAGGACCACATCCCCGCGCAGTACAAGGACCAGTGCGACCGGGAGGGGAAGCGGTACGGCTTGCCCCCCAAACGATATTGGGCTGTGCGCTTGAAACCCCGGTTGATCAAACAGGGCAAGCTGAAAGGCTAACCGCTGGATCTACCGGGCTCCCGATAACCCCTGCAAGGAGGACACCGGATGTCCTTTGAGTACATGTACGGACCCCGGAAGATCATCGAGCTTCCGCTGGACTCCACCTCTGCCGACATCACCGTGGGCCTGATGCTGACCGCCTCCGGAGCCACTGACGGCTATTTCAAGGAAGTGGACACCGAATCTGAGGCTGTGACCGGCGTTGCTGTCTCCAAGGTGTCCAGCCCGGCCACTGACGGCGCGGCTACCGTCAAGGTGGACGTCAGCCCTGCCAGCGTGTACCGCGTCTCCCCTGACGCTGGAAACATCGCCGTGACCGACGCAATGAACACCGCCGACGTTGGCGCGGACGGTCTGACTGTCAACATCGACGCCAGCGCCACCGATGACATCCAGATCCTCTCTGTCGATGTCGATGCAAACACGATGGCGGTTTCCATCGTTCCCACCTTCTCCGGAGTGGCATAACCAATGGCTGTTGACGTTTCACAGGTTGTCGCCCTCGTCGAGAACGATGGGTATGAGGCCATGTTTGAGCAGTACGACGCAATGCCCGCGATGTACCAGAACATGGGCCGGATCATCAACCCCGCCGACGCCGGGATCTCTCTGTATGGAGATCGCGGGACCGTGTTCATGGGTCACCAGCGGTTCGATGAGCGCGCGGATCTCCAGGAGATCAACGACTCCACCACTGACGTCGCCTACAACTGGCAGGCGTCGATCGGTCAGTTCAGCCGGGGCATGATCCTCCCCTCCCGCCTCCTGCGCTCCAATGGCGCGGCGTCTGCGGTCAAGGCCCGGATCATCGAGTTTGCACGTGACCGTGCAGAGATCGCCATGCTCCAGAAGGACGATCACGTCGCTGCGATGTTCCAGAAGGGCACGTTGACGGCTGGATCGGTGGAGTCGTTTGACAACACCTATCCCGGCAACCCCGACCCGAATCGTGGATTCATCTACGACGGTCTGCCCTGGTTCGACACCGCGCACACCATCGCGGGCGGAGCTGGCACGTACAGCAACCACGCCGTCAGTGCCCCGCTGACACAGGCGAACCTCCAGGCTGCACTGATCGCCATGCGATCCACCAACGCCGTCAATGATCGCGGGGAGCGGATCATGATCCGCCCGGACACGATCGTCGTCCCGGCTGGCCTGGAGTACACCGCGCGCACCATCCTGAACAGTACCCAGGTGACCGGCAGCAACAACAACGACGTGAACCCAATCGCGGGATCGCTCGATATCGTGGTGTGGAACGCGCTGTCCGATGCCGCCTCTGCGTCGGCGTGGTGGCTTGTCCAGCGTGGGCGCGGCCTGCGCATCTACGACTCCGGCGCGCCCCGTCTGTGGGTGACCACCCTCGACAATGGCGACATCAAGGTGAACAGCGAATATCTGTTCGGCGCTGCTGTCGATCAGTGGCGATACCACTACTGCGCCAACAAAGCCGCGTCCTGATTCGGAGTTGATCTGTGGCGTTCACTTACGACATTACGACTGCACGGGGGCGTATCCGCTTCAATCTGGGGGATACCGACCCGGCGGCGTACTGGTTTGAGGACGCAGAGATCGATCAGATGCACCAAGACGAGGGGGGCGTGGACAGCGGCACAGCGGCATGTCTGCGCGCCCTCCTCGCAAGCAAGGGTTTGCGCATGAAGAAATTCGGCGTGCAAGGTCTTGCCTACGATGACACCGCACAGCTCAACGCGCTGCGGGATCTGCTGGCGCTGTACGGTGGAGACTTGCCGACGCTGGCGACTCCATCCACCGCACTCCTGCCGATGGACTCCGGCTTCGTTGAGCCGGTGCTTGGATGAACTACCACGGCGCGGGCATCCTCGACGCGGTGGCGCTTGCTGCCGTCAAGCGGGACATCCTGGAGATCACCACAGACGCCCGCGTTGCTGCGTCTGTGGTGATCTCCACCCCGACATCTGCGCCGGTCATGGACTACGCCACCGGGACCGCCACGCCCACGGTGGACAACGACACCGTGACCGCCCTCCTGGGACCGCTCGACGCGCAGGAGGTCCGGGACGATGAAGGGCAACGCGTCCTGATTCGTCGCACGGCATACGTCGATGTCAGTCTGTTGAGCACCCCGCCGACGACAGACACCACGCTGACGCTCGGATCAGACCGGTACGGCGTGACGCTGGTTGTGCAGGACATGATCGCCGGTCATTACGTGCTGTCCCTGGAGCGGTCTGTCTAATGGCGACCGATCCCACGATGCGCGTCGAGTATGTGGAGATGCGCCTGATGGCGTTTCTTCAGACGCTCACCCTGACCGGGACACCCGCGATCCGTCATACAGAGGAGGCGCGGATCGGCAACCTGCCGACTTCCCCGTGGGGCCGGGTGACGTTCCGACCGCAGCCCCCGACCTATGGCGGGCGCATCGACGCCACCCTTGACGCCCGCATGATGTCCACCCGCATGACGGTGGATCTGTTCTGGCCGAATGGTGACGACGGCGCACCGATTGACCTATACGCCCCGCAGCGTGCTGCGAGTGAGCTTGACGCCGCCCTTGACGGTCGGGCGCTGACGTTCCTCGACTACGCCGCCCCGTCCTCCCCTGTGCCCGTCGAGGGCTACTACCTGCGCGTGATCCAGCCCGTCGCGGTGGAGAAGCGGACCGCCACAGAACAGTATCGACGGTGGCGCGTCACGGCGCTGATCCAGTGGATCGGCAGGGTGGAGCGCAATCAATGAAATTCAAACAGCGGTTTGATGACATCCCGCGTATCCCCCGATCCAAGATCGTCCCGGCGATCACCGACACGACGCGCCGGGCGTCGGTGGACATCAAAGACGATCTCCAGATGATCACGCCGGTAGACACCGGGCTGATGCGTCGATCATGGGAGCGCCGGGTGACGAATACCACGCGGGGCGTCACGCTGACGCTCGAGAATACCGCGTCATACGCCGGGCACGTCCATTACAAGGGACGACCACAGAGCCGCGTCATGGCAGCGGCGGCGCGGCTATTCGACCAGCGCGCCGCAGAGCTGGCAGACACCGTAAACGACCGCCTCACACTACTGATCAAGGAGTCCTAAAGTGGCTACATTTACCGATCCCTCCACTATGCCCAAAGTCGTCAAAGACGGCTCTGTCCAGCTCAAAGACAGCGGCGGAACCAATGATTTCACCGTGGACTATGAGGACGGTGACATTGGGTTTGCCATCGGGCCGGGTGATCTCGATGAGACGATCGTGGTGTATGACCGCAGCACGATCGCCGCCTCCAGGAAGGGCAAGCAGCAGCCGATCGAAGTCAGTTTCACCGTCAAGCTCAAGACGTTCACCAACTCCAAAACGAGCGCCACAAACCCCGCGTCACTCCTCGACGTGATCAGCGGGACCGGCGGCGCGTCGGCGTGGACAAAGGTCAGTGCCAGCCACGAACAGCACAACCTCGATCTGACGTTCACCGTCGAGGGATCGGACTGGGGAGACGGCGCGGACAGCACGATCACTTTCACCCGCTGCATTTTCAAGTATGACCTGAAAGAGGGCGATCCTACCAAGGTCACGATCAGCGCGATGTGTCTGGGATCGTACACCGTCACCGGCCCGGCGTAGTCCATGCAGATCAAGCACCTGGACATCCCCGGCGTGGGCACTGTGCCCGTCACCCTCCCGCAGAGCTACGCCGCCCGGCTGGATCTGCTGTCTGCATGGAACGCCGACGACGCAGACCGTGGACGGCTAATGTGGGCGCTGATCGGCACCTGTTGGGCTGGCAAGCGCCTCCCCGCGTACCGCCCCCGGCGTGGGGATCGCGACCTCTACAGCTATGCAGCGGAGGTGTGCGACGTGATGATCGGGGGCTGGGGGCTGTCGCCCTCGACGCCGGTTCAGGTGTGGAGCGTCGAGGATGAGGCGGTGACACTGCGCACGGCTGACGGGGCGGAGATCCCGCTGACGCTGTGGACCGTGGGCGCAGTCCTGATGCAGCAGATCACCGCGTCGATCCCCCGCGCAGAGGTGGTGGAACAAGCCGCAAATTTTACCTCACAGAACGGGGCCGCTTAGATTTCGTTCTGACGGATGCCGCCGCCGCCCCCCTCCCCCTCGACGCAGGGCGGGAGGAGGTGGAGGCGTTCCTGTCCCTGCGCATGGCGAAGAACCTCATGACGGGCGCACCCGCCGCCCGTGAGAAGTTCACCGATCGGATGAAACGCGCCGCGATCCTGCGCGCCGCTGAGCAGATGGAGGGCGCGGCCTGATGGCAGAAGAAAAGACGATCACGTATGTATGGGAAGGTGACGCCACCGACCTAAACCGCACTGTGACGGGGATAAACCAGCGTTTCGATCGCCTGGAGGACAAGACACAGCGCACCGGGCGGGAGATGGCGCAGACCTCCCGGCAGGTGAAACGCACTGATCGGTCCATGGTGGAGCTGTCCAAATCGATCCGCATGACCACAAGCGGGTTCACCGTCCTGGGGAGGGCGGGCGGTCAAGGCTCCCGTGTCCTCGGTAATCTGGCGGGCGGGCTGACGCGCGCCGCCGGATCGGCGGGTGCTGCCGGTATCGCCATGGTCGGGCTGGGGGCGGGTATCGCGCTGACGATCGGCGCGATCGGTGTCGTCGCTGCCGGGCTGGCACGCCTCACGGTGAACGCCCGCGAGCTGCGGATCGAAGCGGAGGACTTCCCCGGCTTCATTAATCAGCGGGACATCGATCGACTTATCGAGACTGATGACGCTCTGGAGGCTGCTGAGCTGGCAGTCAAGGGTATGGGGGTTGCAATCGCGGTGGAGCTTGCCCCCGCTATCGAAAAAGGCGCGGTCCTTGTCACCGCCTTTTCCATGGCAGTCAGGGACACGCCGCAGGCGATCCTAAAGACGATCGACGCCGTGATGCTGTTAAGCAACGCGTTTACCCGGCTGATGATTGACCGCCTCAATCCGATGGAGCGCCTCAAAGACCCATTGGGCGCAAACGCGCTGGAGTCTTTTCAGTGGAGTGTGCAGCAATTCAAGGACAGTCTGAGCACCGCAGAGAGCACCATAGACGGCTACCTCCCCCGCGCGCAGGCATTGATCGGCAGCTATTCAGAGACAGCACAGGCCGCAGAGGACGCCGCCGCGTCGAGCCGGGGAGCCGCCGACGCCCGCCGGGCAGAGTCACAGGCAGCGCGGGAGCTTGCAGCCGCCGCCGCCGCACTTGCAGCCGCACAGGGGCAGGTCAACGCATCGATCACCACGTCCCGGTCTGATCTCATCGGTCAAGAGGAGGAACTGACGCGCCGGTATCAGGATCAGATCACCGTCCTCGATGAGCTGGCAGGCACGCACCGGGATCTTGAGGGCGTGGAGACGGCGCGGACACAGGCAGCGATGCGCCTCGAGCGCGATCTTGCCGCCCTCAAAGCCGCCACCCGCGCAGAGGAGGAGCGGGCAGAGGCGGCACGCACCGCCGCCGTGGCAGGGGTGGATGTCAGTCCGTACATCACAGGATCGGCAAACATGGCAGAAGCCACGCGCGCCCTGACGGCAGACCTGGAGAAACAGGGCGCAACGCAAGCCGAGATCGCAGCCAAGGTCAAGGCGCTGCACACGGAAGTACAGACCGCCGTACTCAACAGCACCGCAACCACGCTGGGGGCTATTGCGAGCATCGCGGACAGCGCCGCCTCCAGGGGTGGCAGGGCGGCGCGTAAACTGGCGATAGTCTCCAAGGCTGCGGGCATTGCACAGGCAACCGTCAGCACCTATGTCGGCGCAACGAAAGCGTTGGAGCTGGGTCCGATCATTGGCCCGCCCGCCATGGTGGCACAGATCGCCACGGGGCTTGCACAGGTGGCGTCTATCGTCGCGGTCCCGCTCCCCTCTGCCCACATCGGCACGCCCGCCGGGGGAACGCTTGCGCCCGATGAGCGCGTGTCATTCGGGCGGCGGGTGCTTCAGACAGAGATGTCCACACCCGGCGCGGTGGCGAACAGCACAGCTACCCGACTTATCGATGATGCCAACAACGGCAAGCTGTCCGGCGGCGGGCAGGTGGTCCGCGCCGTGATCGGACGTACCCACATCGATGAAGAGCTGTACCGATCCGGGCGCAGCGGCACGACGCGATACGCCCGCAACCTGAGAACCAATCCCCACCCGTCACAGAACAGGGGCTACTGATGATCTCCGCCTTGTTGTTGTCGTGCGCCGCGCCTCTTGACCTCCCCGACGCTGGGGATCTTGAGGGGTACACCACGGGGGAGATCCGCAGCTATCGCACCTCATACTGCGGGCGCGTCCTGAAAGTTGACAGCGTGCCCCCGGCGTCGGTGCTGTCTGTCGTGTATTGCGACGACTACACCGCCGGATCGGCGTGTGCAGCCGATCCGGCGGGGCGCGTTTATGAGTCTGCCGGGGCGCTGAATATCGAGTGCCCACCGGATTATGATGGACAAGGATACGCGCGGATTTATTTCCTAATGATGGAGTAGTTCTATGGCTCAAGACGTGACCGGTGATGCCCTGCGCGGTTTTGGGCTCCCCTATGCCCTGACGCCCGCGTCTATCTGGACTGACAAAGCGACATTCACACAACAGGGACCGACGCCGGGACAGCCACAGGCGCAGGGTGCCTATACGCTTGCCCTCCAGGCTGCGGGCGCGCAGTCGGCAGACAAGGATCTGAGGATCAAGGTCAAGGGGCGCGCGGGTGTTGTCGGTCCCGGCGGCGCAGAGGTAATTTACCAATACGACGGTGACGGCGCGGATCGGTGGCGCGGGTGTGACGTGCAGCAAAGTAGCGCATGGCAAGCGATACAAAGCACGGTAGCGACATCGACGGGGGCGCTGTCCGATCCCGACTCCTGCGCGTTCTATGCACAGGACCGCACAGATCGGATCGCCGTGGTGTACCAGAGGCAAGTCACGACAGGCTCCCCGACGTACAATATTGAGTGCGCAGTGTATGACCCGGCGGGCGGGACATGGACGATATCGACAGTCCACAGTCAATCAGACTCCCCGACTGACGGCTACCACCCCGCGATCGCATACAACCCCCGCGACGGCGGGCTGTATGTGGCGCGGTGGACTTACGACAGCACCGCGCTTTATGCGCACGTTGCAACGCATCGCAGCCTTGACGGGGGCGTGACGTGGGCGCAGGTAGCAGCCCGCGCGTCAGATGTCGGCGTTAACATATCCGCCGGAGCAAGCGGATATGAGGTGTCCCGGCTGCGCATGGCGTTTAGTGGCGGTCAATGTTTGTTGGTCGGGCACATTATCGACAATGACACCGCGCAGGGTGTCCGCGATCGTCTGGTTCAATATTTCAGTGTCAGCCGGGGCGGGAACTTTACCCGCCGTGAAGTTGCCGTGGCCCTGGTTGAGGGCGGTCTTGAAATCTCTTTTAGCAACCACAGCGTGATCGAGATGGATGGACAGCTGGGGGTGTTCTGGCCTGGAGAGATCGACGACGCTCTGTATTCAGGTGTCCAATTCCTGATGCGCGTATTCTTGCCCTCTGCGTCGGCGTCAATATCGGCCCGCGCTGCGGTGATCCTCAACGCTACCGACTTCCTGATATTTGAGGCACCCGGCACGGCTGGATCTGGCAAGGTTTTGGAGTTTAGCTATCCTCAAAACGTGATCGTATCAGGTGACGGATCAGTATGGCGGGCGGGTGACGGTACGCTCTATGGTGCGTTCAGGCTTGCCACAACAGATGCGACCGATGAGGGATCGGTATTTCTGATCCAGTCCACTGACGGGGGCCTGTCGTGGCTGTATTCCGGTGACGGTGACGCGCAGGGAACCCACGCCGGGGATGCGTCGATCGCGTACACGGGGGATGCGTCCTCCTACTTGACTTCGTTTGTCGGCGTCAACCACCGGGGGCGTCAGGTGCTCCTCCACCTCACTGAATCAGACGTGACGACATCGACCACGCTTGCCGCCCTGTTCATCGGTGGCGGATCTACGGTGACGCTGCCGGGGCGTGCCGATCTCCCCAGCTCATACCAGCGCAGCGGGTGGATTCGGAGCTATCTACCCGCTGAGTTGCCCGCGAACATTGCGGGATTGACCACCACGGGCGCAGGCACAGACGCGATCACCACGGCGGGCACGTTGTCGCGCACGGTGTCAGGAAACACCCGATATAGCGATTATGCGCCCGTCTCCACCGTGGCGCAGGGGTTGATCGTTCGGTACGGCCTGACAGTCAACAGCGGCGGCGCGCTTGGGACAGATCGATGCGTTCTCAAGATCCGAACGGCTGACGGAAGCACAGAATACGAGGCGTCGATCCAGTTCACCACGTCCGCTTTCAGGATGTACGACAACGGCGGCGGGGGTAATATCGGGATCGATAAAACCGCTGTAGCACCGTCGGGCGGGATCGACGTTCTGGCGGCTGTGGTCGGGGGTAAGTTCTCCTGCTGGTTTCGTGCACTTGATAGCAAGTCCGATCGGAGCTGGACTACTGCGATCCAGGACTACACCCTGATCGGTGCGACATCTCCCGCCGGGACGAACCGAATCCGGTTTGGTGCTGCGGGCACAGATACCGGCGTTCACATCGTCCATGAACTGCACTACATGGGAGGGGCTGGCACGGCGGGCGCATTGGGCGGAGGGTTTAGCAACCCTGCCGATCTTGCAGGACAACCGCTGTCCCGGCGCGGTCAATACGTCGGGGTGGACGACGGCGTGCGGATCGTCGCAGTCGATGGGACCGCGATGGAGGGCGATACCTTCTCTATTGCCACGGCATACGATCATCCCATCGAGCGGGTGCTGTACAGAGAGAGCCCCAGCCCCCGCAGCACATGGCGATCCGTCGCGGTCACGTCGGGGAGCTGTCCAGAGCAGCTGATCCCGTTTGTACTCAACACCGACGCCACCACGCCGGGCGCAGAGGAACAAGGATTCGGCGGGACGCTCCTCTATGCGACATTCGCCGGGGTGAACTGGAGTAGCGGGAGCCTCGAGCGGTGGGACACCACATCAAGCGCGTGGGTATCGGTGGCAACGCTGGACAACGGGCTGACCACGGCGTTCTCACTGACGCGCCGGGGTAATGAACTGATCGTGCCCTCGATCCCCTCACCCTCCACCGGGCGCTATTTTCGGGAGAATGAGTGCGCCGGGTGGACGGTGCGGTTTGCCTCCGGCGTGTGCCGACGCATCACGGGCAACACTGCAGGCACGCTTGCCCCTGCCGTCAGCTCCCCTAAACCAGTATTTCGCCTCGACGGGATCGACGGATCGGAGCCCACGGTGTCCACTGTCACCCTGATACCGGACAAATTCGCCGTGACGTTCCACACCAACGGCGAAACCGGGGGAGGCTGGGCTGTGCGCATCGACGCGCAGACCACCACAGACCTTGACGTGCGCTGCGGGCACCTCTCGATGGGCCGCGTCTTTGTGTTCGGCACGCAATACGGTCACGGTCGGGTGTCTATGCAGGAGTCGGGCGATCTGACAGAGACGACGATCGGCGGCGTGCAGCGGGCTCGACGCGCAGGCCCCGGCGGGCGCACCGTGCGGATCGCATGGCCCGATCCCATCGACACAACACAGCTCCAGGGTGCGACCACTGCGCCCGATTACCTCACCTCCACCACGACGGCGGGGAATTGGCCCGTCGCGGCACAGAAAGATCCGCCGCTATCCCTGCGCGGCGTCCTCCAGGATGTCGGCGCGCTCGACGCGATTACATACCTGCCCTGCATCGACATCGGGGGATCAGACACGATCCATCACCGGTTCTCAGATGAATTCATGCTCTGCACGATGGCAAGCGCGGTCCAGGTGGAGTCTGTGCTGGGGGAGGAGTGCAGCCCACAGACCGGGGAGATGTTTAGGGTGGCGACGGTAGTCCTGGAGGAGGTGCGATAATGGCCCGGCAGCACCCGACGGACATCGAGGGCGCGGCGCTGACGTGGTGCCTGGATCTCGACTGGGGAGGGCGCACCTATCGGCTTTCGACGCAGCCGGTGGATCTGACCACGCCGTCGGGCGCAGTGGTGGCGTACCAGGACGGGCTATCCGAGCCGTCAGTGGTAGATGCCGTGTCCCGTCAGGGCGTGCAGGAGAGTGACACCGTGCCGCTCGCTGTCCTCCTCGACGGGGTGGACGTGGCACAGCAGATCGCGCGCGGGTATCGCCTGGAGCAAGCACGCGGCCACCTGTTCGCGGTGTTCACCGACGCACAAACCGGCGCATCACGGCAGGACTACGATCGGCGCTTCCGATACCTCACGGGGCGGCTTTCACAGCCGGTATACGCCGATCCGTCCCGCCCGGTCGGCTTCCTATCGTTCACCCTCGATGCGTCGGCGTCAGATGACAATGCATACGTCCTCGATGAAGCCGCGTCGATCAACCCGATCACACATCCCAACGCCCCCAGCGCATCGACGGGGAAGGTGTACCCGACCGTCATCGGGACGCCGGGGGTATTCCGCAAGTCCGACGGCACACTGGGGGGCACTTCAGGATCACCCGCCTATGTCGTCCTCGACTCCGGATCAGATGATCGGCTACTGATCGCCGGGCACGGTGTGGAGGCGGTCACGGTCACAGTGTACGACGCAGACCGGCTATCAGACACCTTCACCGTCGAGCAAACTACCGACGGGCTGGGGAGGCTGTACAGCTACGTCAACATCCACTCCGGCAGCATCGACAAAGCGAGCGCAGAGTATTGGGTGAGCTGGACAAACGGCGGCGGGCTCACCTCGCCATTTAGCGGCGGCACCCTGGAGGGGCTGGGGAGCGTGTGCGCGTGGGCGCTCCTGCGCAGCTCTCTGGTGGTCGATGTCGATCGGTGGCTTATCGAGGCGGCTACACTGGATCGGGTCAAGGTGGCGACGTACCTGAATACGCCGACGCTCACCCCGATGTCGTTGGTCACCCGGCTACTCGAACCCGTGCAGACAGAGGTGCGCACCGGGCCGGATGGACTGTACCCACAGCCCCGCCTCCTGAACACCGCAGATGCAGAGGGGCTACAGCTGATCATCGAGGGACCGGACATGGAACCAAGCGGGCCAATGATCACGCGGACAAAGTTGGCAGACGTGATCAACCGCTCCTCCATACGATTTGCTCCCCGCGCAGCGACGGGCGACTTCAAACGCACCGTCACCGTGCAGGCCGATCCAGATCCCGCAGATCCGGAGGCGTTCCCCGACGAATACGCAGAGCTATCGGTCAACCGATGGACGACATCGACGGCGGCGGAGGTGGTGCAGTCTGAGGTGCTGGAGCTGGACTGGATCTATGACGACTCCAGTGCGGCGCTCATCGCGCGGGAGCGTGTGCAGGTGCTTGGTTTTGGCTACGCGGAGCGGGACTACACGGCACACCGATCCTATGGGTGGCTTCACCCCGGCGTGCAGGTACGCTGGCAGTCTGCCACGCTGCACAGGACGTATCTGGCGACGGTCCTGGAGCGGTCCTGGAATGGGATCAGTTGGGATCTGGTGATCGCATTTGACGACGATCCGATCCGGGGGAGTAGTACCAAGATCCCCGGCGTTTAAGCCGCCCCGGCGCGCGGGCATTATATGGACTATGGCGGGCCAGATCGGTATCATTCCGCCATAGGAGCGGACCAATGGCGATCGATCTCACAAGTCCAGTCCAGCCCGCATTCGGCGCTGTCACCGGGGCGGGCACAACCTGTACCCAGATCCGGGGTCTGCCCGGTCACCTCTGTAAGATCCTGGCAAGCGGCGCGATCCACGTCTATAACGGCGTAATCGAGGGCGGCGCAGCCCCCGGCGCAGCGAAGCGACTGGAGCTGACGGCAGATGAGGCAGCGAAGGGATATTCGGTCACATTCGGCGGGCGCGTATCCGCTGGGGATTACGCCACGGTTTGCATCTCCGCTGCGTCGGGTACGGTGGATGTCCGCGCATCTTCTGAGCCCGCCCGATGAGCGTCTTTATTTTCCCCGGCGGAGGGGGCGGCGGTGGCGGCACTGATGGACCGACAAACGCGATCACCCCTGAAGTGGTCGATCTGACTTCAGGGTGGACATTGTATGATCCGGATGGACTGATCGACACCACATACGGGACGGGCGGCGCAACTTTTGACGCATCGACCGGGGAGACGACGATCAGAATGGCGGGCCTTGCACAGGGTGACGCTAAATATATGCCCGCCGCGTCGAATAACGGGCATCATTGGCCGAGGTGGTACCGCGCAATATCCGCCACGAACCTGAACACGGTGGTAATGACCACCGACTTAAAAAACAATGCAACGCCGACACCGTGGGCGCGCGCTGTCGTGGTCGGGCTTGCCAATGATCCAACGTCTACCGACGTCAATACGATGGACGGCACGGGCGGTTTTTTCCGCCACGGTGGGTCCACGTCGAACCCGTTTCAATACGGGGTGTGGACGATAGCAGCGCAGACATCAGGCCAGAACAGCTCTCTGTCCCGTGGGCTCGCTACCGTGATGCGGAGTAATGATTCATTAGGATCAGGCACATACATCACGGTAAAAGCCGATCAGACTGCGCTGAACAGTGGATCGCGGAATAGCAACTATAATGCAGGATTCGGATCTGAAACGGCGGTCTATCAGATGGTAGGTATCGGCACCTATGGCACTGGCACGATCGCCGCCGGTAGTCTCGTCACCATGCGAATCAGTCAGACCACATCGATCGTAAGCTTTGGAGTGTAGACATGCCCGCGATACACGTTGACGCCTCCCAGCTCTCCACAGAGTCGGTATCCACAGAGGACGCTGACGGGACAGAGATTGAGGACGAGTTTGTAATTATCCCCGTCCTAATCCCAACCGCTGACGTCGCAGCATGGGAGGCGCTGTACACTGCGACTGATGCCGCCTCCCCGATAGAGGCTGACGCGCGGGTGATCGCCCGGTGCGTCCTCGATGCGCTTGCAGTGGCGACGGCATGACGGACGCCACGATCATGCAGACACAGATCGCCCTGAGTCGCCTGGGATTCTCCCCCGGCAGGCTCGACGGGCTACCCGGCCCGCGCACCCGCGCCGCCCTCGACGCCGCCGGGGTGTCTGCGCTGCCACCGGCTGATGCACTCACGGTGCTGTCAGCATCGGTTGACGCAGAGGCGCTGCACCTCCCCAGCCTGGAGGAGATGCGCAAGATCGCGCCCGCGTTCCCCGCAGCGTGGGTGCGCCCGCTGCACGCCGCCCTGCGTCACGCCCACATCATCCCCGCCCGGCTCCCGCAGTTCCTTGCACAGCTCGGTCACGAGTCGGCAGGATTCGCCACCCTGGAGGAGTACGCCACCGGGGAGGCATACGAGGGGCGCGCGGATCTGGGCAATGTCCAGCCGGGCGACGGGGTGCGATACAAGGGACGCGGCGTGATCCAGCTGACAGGCCGCGCCAACTATGCCCGGTATGGATCGCTCCTGAAGACTCGCCTGGAGGTGCGCCCGGCCCGCGCTGCACAGCCTGATACCGCGTTCATGATCGCCGCCGTCTATTGGCTGGACCACAGCCTGAACGCGCCGACAGACCGGGACGATACAGAGACGGTGACACGCCGGATCAACGGCGGTCTGAATGGACTGTCCGACCGTCAGCGCCGACTCGACGCGGCGCGGGCGGTTTTCTCCTCCGGCGGGGCGGCATCACAGCCGCCGGTCATCGAGGAGCCCGCAGAGGATGACGCGCCCACGGTGATCAAGCAGAATCCCACGCTGACGCCCGCCCCTGCGCCGACGCCCGCCCCGTCCACCACACCCTCCCCGGCGCCCTCCCCGGCGTCCTCCACCACACCCTCCCCGACGCCCGCCCCCGCCCCGGCGTCACAGGTGCGCCCGATGTCGAAACCCACCCGAAAAGATCAGAGAGAAGACCGCAGAGAGGAGCGCAAGGATCGCCGCGCCCTGCGCCGTCAGCAGCGCGCCGCCGTGCGCGATCAGTTCGCCACCAATGCGGCCCGGTGGGTCGGTCGGTATCGCGACATCCTCGACGATGAGCTGGCAGAGGGATCGACAGAGCGGGAAGCACACGAGACGGCGATCCGCGCCGCGCTGGAGTCGTTCGTGTCG